ACTGTGACAGTTTTATCATTCACGCACTCCATATACTTATACTCTACATATTTATATATCAAGTAATTTGGAATGTCAACCCTCAACTAAGAATCTAGGTATTTGATTGTCACCAAATGGTTTGTTCTTGTTTAGTTTTCTTACCAAACATGACGCATCTTCTTCAAACGTATATGTTTTGATAACATGATTACTTGGAAGTTCTATCACTTCCCACCGTTTTGTTTCAACATTCACATCACTATAATACTTAATATCTTGTCTCTTCTTATACCTTGAGGTCAGAGAATTTTTCATATCCTTTGCTCTTTCCAGCAAACGGTGTGTTATCAAATACATTTTCATCTTGTCCACTATCAACTAAATCTTCCTGTGCTTCCTGTTCGCAGTCATAAAGACGCATCTTGGCTCTGTCTATTCCCAATACAAATCTCTTGTTCATGGTAGGGTCATTGTATCGGTTCTTCAATTGTTTGACTACAATCTGATTGAGGTCTTCTAGTTCCTCTGTCGAGATGAGTGCAAACATTAGGTCTGCTGTTGCAGGCAAACCAAAACTTTCTGAAGTGTCTTCAAGTCCAATATCAGTGGACGTAAATCCAGTTCTGGTTGTCTGGGTTGCAGACATAATAGGTACATTAGTCTCTACTGCAAGTCCTCTAAGTTCCTCTGCAATAGCTTTGATATAGAAGTACGAACCCACGTTTGCGTTTCCTTTGAAACGTGAAGACGCACATATATTTAGATAATCAATAAAAATAATATCTGGTCTGAAACTACGCTTCAGTGCGAGTTCCTTAATAAGACTTCTAAAATGTCCAACGTGTGCTGATGCAGTTGGATATTCTTTGATAATCAACTTTCCGTTTGTCTTTTTCTGTATCTTGGATAACTGTGTCTCAAACATCTTTTTTGGAAGTGAGTGTAGGTCATCCATAGTTATGTTCATTAGGTTTGCGTCAATACGTTCTGCAATACGTTCCTCTGCCATCTCCATTGTGATGTACAGAACATTCTTACTTTGCAATAGTGTTGACGCAGCAACGTGACACATGAATAACGACTTACCAACACCAGTTCCAGCCAGTGCGATATTCAGTGTCTTTTGTGGTAATCCACCTTTTGTAATTTTGTTGAAGTAGTCGAGGTCAAACTGAATCTTTTCTTCTTTCTTGTGATAAAAGTCATAACGCTCTGAGCCGTCTTCAACATAGTCGTGACCAATATTAGTATCAAATGATACTGCAAGTGCCTCAGATAGAATGGATGGGATTGCTTCTGGTGTTCTCTCCTTATCCTTTCCATCAATAATTCCTATTCCTTCAAGTACCGCATTGTATATGGCTTTGTCCTTACAGAACTTTTCTGTGGTGTCAAGTAACCATTGGATGTCAACATCTGTCTTTTCCAGTGAACCAATAATGTCCACAATCTTTTTATACTCATCATCATTGACATCCTTTCGATTGTCGAGTTCGATAGTGAGGGCTTCCTGTGTCGGAATTGCATTGTACTTTTCAGTGAACTTCGTAATCTCTTCAAAGATTACACGTTCATTCTTGTCTGCATAATATTCTGGTTTGATAAATGGGATTACCTTTCTTGCATAATCCTCATCCCAAATCAGATTAGTTAATGTTGTTCTCTCTATCGTCTGTATCGACATACTGTAAGTTATCCTCGTTTAGTTGCTCGTCCATAATGTGATGCAAGATGTCACCAGCAAGTTCAAAAAAATCATCACCAAAAAAGTCTTTTGGTAGGTCATTGGAATCTAACATATCCCATTCAAAATGTAAAGTAGCTTTATCATTTTCTTTGTCTTCTGAAATACTAACCTTACCATAGCGATATACAACACCTTGGTACTTGCCTGCCTTTTCAGTCAGACCAATACCTGTCCATCTCTGGTCTTTGTTCTCGACATATTTGAAGTATTCGCTCATGTCCTTCATTAGAGGATAAGCCCCTTACTGCCTGGCGTTGCAATACCTGTGGTTGCTTCAATGTAAGCAGACTTAAATTGTTCATTTGATTCTGTTACGATAACAACTCCACCAGCATAGAACATACCAGTTTTAGGATTTTCTTGACCTGTCATGCAAATACCTCTTGCAAATCCTACTTTACCATCTGGTGTATTTACCAGCATCCTTGGATTCTCAAGTGTAATGTTTCCATTATTTTCGTGCATGAATTTGCCGATATACTCACCAGCAAGTGTTACAAGGGATACAATTTTACCCTTCATCATAATTTCTCCTATACATAATGTAGGTAACTTCCAACGATATATTTAGAAGTGTCACCTGTTACTTTTCGACCAGCATGAAGATGTGTCCACATTGGTGGAAACATTAACAATCGGCCTGCCTTTGGTGATACAGAAACACCCCTTTGAGGAAAATCTGTTTCACCACCTTCTGGTTCGTTGAGGTATAAAAAGAATACCAAGAACCGTTTTGCAGATGCGTGATTACCAACATCTACATGGTCATTAAACTCATCAACACCGTTTGGTTCATACCTTTTCATACGATACATTTCGTATGCAAATTGTTCTGGAAACATCTTATCAGTAATATTACATTCCTCCATATATCTGTTGACACAGGTATTGAAAGCGTATTGTAAGTTATCTTGATATGGTTTCCAGTTACTAAACTGTTGCAATGCAATTTGAGTAAATGAACGATGACCCTTTAACACTTGTTTGTCAAATTGGTCTTCACTCTTTTCAAACTCCTCAATCATGTGTTGACACATGAGTTCTGGAATTACATCATCATAGGTACGAATGTAGTTTTCATTCAGACTGTTGAACTGCATCTTCTTCATCCGCTCCTTGATTACCATACTTAAATTCTTTCTGAGCGGCTTCATCAAGTTGCTTCATGATTTCCTCAGTATAGAACTTTTCTGGTTGATTATTAATTGTTTTACCAAATGTTTTTGTACCATCTGGTAGTTCAATACGAGTGGATACTGATTTAAAGATACCATACTTCAATGCAAGTTCAAGTAGACCGTAGTATCTATCAAGACCACGTTCATACATCAGACGCACATCAACCATTTTGTTTTCAACAGTCAAACGTGACTTCTGGTTCTTACAGTGAATGATATTACCAACAACCTCTGTACCGTCTTTCTCTTTCTTCTTTGACAGGTACACAATTGAAGAAGCTGCATACTTCAATCCAGAACCACCACCCATTTCTTTTGTTGGGAACATAGACCCTACAACGTCATATGTGTGATTGGTTACAATCATTGGTACTTTTGCTTTACCAAGTTTTAGAGTAAGCACTCTAAACGCAGCCTTTAGAACTTGAGCCCGTGTCATATCTCTAGTTTCTTTACCCTCAGCAGTATCATCTACTTCCTTTGTAGTTGACAACATACCAAGTGAATCAAGACACAACATAATAGGTTGTCTATCTGATTCATCTTGTTTTAGGTAATCGTCCAGTACACGAATTGCCTGTGTTCTAAACTCTTGGACAGTTGTGACAGGTAAGATGACCATCCGTTCTGGGTCAATACCTCTATCAATAACCATCTGTTTTGTGATTGCACTTTCACTCTCAAAATACAGAACACCAGCATCTGGGTTCGCATCCAAGAATGACTTCACCATTCCCATTACAAAAAATGTTTTACCTGTTGCACTTTCACCAGCAACAGCGGTAATCTTGTTTGCAGGCAATCCACCATAGATTGACCCACTCAATAACGCATTGAAGACGTAACTGCCAGTGTCAATAAAGTTGTCAACGTCACCAGCCTCTACACCTTCAGATACGAGTGCAGCATATTCATTTCCTGCTGTTTTTGCGATATTCTTCAAAAATTCCATATCTAAATGTCACCATCCTTCCGATTTTCAGAGAGGAACGAATCAAATCCGCCTGGATATCGTGCCTCTAATTTTTCAATGTTTGTTTCAATCACATCATCCATACTAATATCTAGTGCGATACAAGCTTGGGCTACATACCACATGATATCTCCCAACTCCCTCTTCGCATGATATTGTGCGTCTTCATCAAAAGGTTTCCCTTGGAAGAAACACTTCTTAACAATCTCTGCAAACTCGCCACCCTCAGCTGTGATACCAATTGCAGCTGTCAAAATACGTTCTGGTGCAACACCCTGTTCTTCTACAATTTCACAGGACTCGACAAAGTACTCTGCATCCTTAGATGCTTGACTTGTTACTTCATCCACAAACTCTGTGTACTTTTTAAAATCTACAGTCATAATAATTTCCTTTAGTTTTGCACATTATATAATATATATTTACTATTGTCAAGCAAAGAAATCTTCTAATGATGATGGCTTTGGAGTATCATAATTCAACAAAAGAAGTTCTTTCTTTTTGTGTTCATTCTCACGATAATTTTTAGTTGATACCATAGTATAGGTCAAATCCCACTCCCTTTGTTCCCAACCAACATAAGCCTCTTTGAGAGTATCATTTGAATTGTATGTAATCATAACCATGTTACCAGATGAATCTGTGCAGTTATGGAAGTCTTTGTGGTCAAACGTATCGTGCATATTACCTTTGTTACCATAGATAAATGTTTTGATATCATATGGTGGGTCAGCAAAAACAAAAGTATCTTCATTGTCATCAAACAGTTCACTGTAATCACAGTTTGTAATCTTCCAGTTCTTCATGACTACAGAAAACTTTGGAAGTCTCGATATTAATCTGTGATTAAACAAATCATGAACTGCATCTTTACTAAATGAACCAGTTGTCTCACCAAGGCCAGAAAAAGAACAACGATTCATAATATAGAACTGCCATGCGATATCAAACTCAGTAGTTGCATTTTTTAATCCCTCACGCATAACCTTGTAATAATCTAAGTGAGCCTGAAGTGGGTCAGATGAACTTGACAATTCATCCTTTACTGAATGTAGTTTGTTTGCAAGGTTTTCACCTTCCTTCTGTAGAGTCAACCAGAAACAGTAGAGGTTATAATATTTGTCGTTTACCCATACTGGTATTTTTGGAAATCTTAGAGAAT